TATCATTTAGACTGTTAGTCTTACTTAGTTTTAAGGTAACCTGCTCTGCAATATACTCATACTGTTCAAGATCTGGTTCTATTCCTGCGCTCAGGCTTGACTTAGATATAGCATTGATAATTTTAGATTTATCGAAAGACTCTTTAGTGTTATTACGTTTAAGGACGAAGTTCATAGATAGATTTAGTTTGCAAATTAGATAAAAAAGTCCCGTTGCACAATTGCTGGGACCTGTGTATAAATATGGTATATATTTATGTTTAATCCAAGAGTTCTATAATAATTTTTCCATCGCCTCTCTTGAAATATTAAATTTAGGTTTACTATCATCCTCCAGCAAATCTCCGGGATTAGACTTATTTAAAAATTCAATATGTCCGTTATTTGTATCCATACTCACATCGTAGGTCATACCATCCTGGCCGTACCTATTTTTCATAACATGTACCCTACCGGTTCCTAAAACTTTATCTTCTTTTTGTCTTGATAAAGATAAACATATATCGGCAACCATCATCTTATCGTAAGAACCGGCAGCTTTATCTCCTTCAATAACTGAATCTTTTGCACCCATTCTATTGACCTGAGAAGGTGTTAGTATAGGGATTTTCATTTCTTTAGCAAGTCCTTTAGTTGCTATAAAGACATCGTCGATTTCATCTTTTCTTTCGGCAAATTTCCCTTTAGAAGGAGCTCTCAAATAGTCTACATAGTCAATAACTACTAAATCAGGTTTATGATCCATATCTATACATTTTTGAATATGTGATTTGATAGTATTTACTGTAGCGGATTTTGGAGCATATTCCTTTACAATGAGTTTACCTTTGAGACTGTCAACATGGGACTGAACTTCTTTACGATGCTTATTGACTTCGTCGATAGAATATCCGGTAAAATAACAATCAAATCTTTTACCAACATAGTCCTCACCTAATTCTAAAGTGTAAAAATTAACCTTATATCCTAGTTTAACAGCATGGGCTGCGATAGCAACCATAGTCCATGATTTTCCTCCACCCGGGTTTCCAAATACAATACCTAAATCCCCAGGACCAAATCCTCCTTGTATTCCATCATTTAGAATTGGCCAAGGAGAAGGAATGGTAGGACGGTAATCAACACGGTATCTTGTCTCAACATCTTTATTATATTCATGCCCAATATTCTTATCTACCCCGGCTTTCATGGCTTTTTCAACCAGATTTCTAATTCCATCGAAATCACCATCTTTAAGAAGATCGGCAGAATTCAAAATAGCATTCTTCATTTCCTGATTCTTACAAAAATCTGTAAATTCTTCCTGCACATATTCAAGGTCCTCTTGGGAGGCTTGATAAGAGTTTCTAAGTTCTTCTTTGAGTGCGACTTTTAAAATATCATTCTCTAGCTTCTGTAACTCAACTTTTAAAACATCAAGAGAAACTGTTGTATGATACTTATCAAAATAACTTTTTATCTGATTGATTATCCACTTGTGGGCATCCGAATCAAAGTAGTCATCGTATAGTACGTCTCTGACATCAAGTAGAAACTTCTTATCTGTAAGTAATGAACCAAGGACTTTTAATTGAAATCCTTTTCCATAAGATTGGAGTGATTTTAGCGTCATCTATATAACTGATTTAGTAACTATTAAATTATTAAAATTTGACTTAAAGTCCAACAGTTTATTGGACTATTTGTAGGCTGTAAGATGCCTAAATCCTGAAAGCCAGGTTTCTGTATTCTTGGTTATTCCCTCAATTTTATCCTGTTCCAGTAGGTGTAAAAAAGGGCCGGTTTGAAGATCAGGTATAGGATCTTTTAAAGCCTGTTCAACCATTTTAATTTCTGAATCTACTAGTGCTGTGTTGTGTAGATCCATTATCTTAAAGTTGTTTTCTACTTTATCCCATTCATGTATAATTTTAGGAAAGATCTTTTTCTCCTGCATTCTCTCTTCACATGTAGTATAGATATAATCTAGTCCTATTTCTTTGTTAGAGACTATCTCAGGAAACTCTTTCACTATGGTCTTGATACCTAGTCCTTTTACACCAGATAGATTATCAGAACTATCCCCGGTGAGTGCTTTGATGAGGTTATAGTTTTGTGGAACTACTTTTAGTTCTTCCACAACATTTGACTTATCTAATACCTTCTTTTTAATTGGGGCATAGATTGAAATATTATCATCTATTAGCTGTAGAAAATCCTTATCCGAGGATACGATTGTAACCTTTTTACCGGAGTTGGATGCTCTTTTGGCCAGGTATGCAATAATATCATCGGCCTCTAATTTTTCTAATCCAACCTGGTGAACTGGTAGACACTCAAGGTAGTCCTGGGTACGGTATAACTGGCCGATTAATGCTTCTTGTTCTTCGGCTTTTGTATCGTATAATCCCCAATGGGTAATCTTGGCAGTTGCACGTTGTGCTTTATAGTCCGGGTTTATATTCTTTCTATTGGCGGATCCACCTTTTCCATCCCATACCACAATTATTCTTGTAGGATCTAGGATTCGGTTAATATATCCTAAAGATCTTAAGAACCCAACCATGCCCCCTACATGGGAGCCGGTCGGATTCATAGATTTAATTAATGCAAACGAACGGATAAGTGTATTCATACCATCTAGAAGTAGAATATCATCATTCAACCCTCTTGGTGGTTTGGCCTCCATTTTACTTAGTATATCTTGATACTTCATTAATCCAGTAGATTAGGAGTAATGTTATCTTCTTCAAGATCCCCTTCTTCGATTAGATCAAAATCTAGACTACCAACAAGTTTTAACCAGTGATCTTTGTATTGATCTTTGTACTTATCAATTGCACGTTTATCGTCCGGGATAAAACCGTGAGAGGTCATAACTACTCTTCCTCTAGACTGTACTCCACCAATATGGTTCTTCTCTATTTGAATATTTGTACGTTTGGCAAATTCTACCTGCATACCATTTTTGATAGCTTTTATCTTTGAAGTACCTGGATTGGTAATATTTCCAAAAGTTATTACTAGAGTAGCATCATACCACATCGACATTCCACCCTTATTCTGAAGTTTCGGTTGACCCATTGGAGATTCTGGTTTCATAGTCCAGACCTTATTAATTGCAACCATAGTGTTTGTGTAAGGAGAGTTCTCTTTTCTTGATAGTAAAATCTTCTGATTTAAGTTATTACCAAACTGGGTAGACATTGCTCCTGCATTCCATTCGTTATTGTTCTTGTTTGAACGAACCGAGAGTTCACAAGGAACCGAACCGATACTATCCCAAAAGAAACACATATCAAACGGTAGATTTCCTTTTGCCTGTTCATCTAAAAGATCGGCAATATAAACGGCAACATCCTCGATTGTATTTAGAGTTCCTCTATCTGCATAAAGAAAGTGTCCTTCGTAGTCTATAACGTTACCGTTGTCATCTTTAACTTCCTCAAACTGTAGCCCCATCTCTTTAGCATGTTCCCAAGACCATTTCATCTCAGATACAATAAAGACTGGTAGAATACCCATCTTTTGAGCATTTACTGCAGCCTCTAATAAGGCAGTAGTCTTTCCGGTATCACTATGCCCTCTTAGTAAGGTTATATGTCCGGTAGGAATCCCAGGTAGAGATGTAATATCTTGAAATGCTTGTGATAAAGGAATCCAACCTTGCTCCTTAAATTTTACCGAAGCATTCGAATACCCTTTTTTACTCTTGAAGCTATTAAGACTAAAGTTTTTCTTAACAGCCGCCGAAGCGGCCTGTTGTGTTGCTTGTTTCTTGGCCATTTTTACTCGTTGAATAAATCATCAAACTTACTTACTGTGTCTTGATTACCTGCAGTTGCATTCTCCATAGTGAAGTTTGATTGCTGTGCTGGTGCAGTGTCTGCTTCAGTTGTAAGTGAGTTCTCAGAATCTTCTGAGTCTGGGCTCAAGTAGCTTTGAAGTTGTTTTTTGATAAAGTCATAATCATACTCTCGGTGAACCTCCATTGGATTAGGTTGTTCTTTTAACCAAGTTTCTACCAAATCATTATTATCTGATAGAGGTGTTTGTTTTGGTTTGATTCTGACTGTGGTCTGTGGGTAAGGGTTTCCTTGGGTTTGTTCTACTACAAGATCCCAACCATTCATAACATCGGTAAAATCACCAACATCTTCATCCTCGGCTAGGGCAAGTAGTGCTTTATAGATAGTGATTCCAAAACCCCATAGTCTAACTCCCTTATCTTCTTCACCTCTAACTACTACTGGGGCAAAGATACGTGTTTTAGGGTTTAGTTTTCCAGATAAAGACCAGTTATCTTTATCATTAGTCTTTCTTAACTCTTTTACAAATTCCTCGATCGGATCTTGTTTACCAAAATTAGATAGTGCAACCATTGGGTATTTTCCAATACCGTAATGGAATTTAATCTCTTTGAAAGGAAATGCCGGATCGTAGGCCGAAGGTACGATTCGTAAGGTCTGTTTACCGAGTTCTGGTTTCCAGAAAATTTTACTGTAATCGGTCTTTTCTTCCTGTTGACCGTTGTTTGATAAGGCGTCAAGCCTGTTTTTGATTTTACTTAAATCCATGTAACTTATTTTTGGTGTAACTTTTATTAATATAACTAATTCCTATCACTTATCCAACTCTATGATCTGATAAAGTCGAGTGTTTACCCTTCTTAATTCTGGACCTTTGGTTAGAAGTATACAGTTTTTGTAATCATTCCAATCAACTTTATAACCGGTATCTAATTTTCCTCCGTTTAATTCTTTGATTAAAGTGTTTAATGCATTGATAGTATAGAGCGTATTTGACTCCTTTTTTCTATGTACTAAAATTGTATTATCCAGGAAACTTCCAACGTTTGAAAAATCTACGTTGTAGGTACAGATGTACTCGTCCTGGCTTTTTGCATGTAATACAAAAATTTTGTTAAAAATAATACTATATCTTGATTTTATATTATCTAGAGTCTCTTCCAATGTATCCTCTGTTGCAAAGGTACAAAACAGTTTATTACTCATATCCTCGTTTATATAAATGTTATCGATATCATAATCGAATTTTTTCTCTACTGCAACCATATTTTATATAAATATTAAACTGTTTTACAAAACTAAATTTTTACTACTATTTATTTTGATAGGAAATTTCCCATCTTGTTCTAAAATTCTCTTAAGTTCATCAACTGTACTTTCACCATCTGAATCATCGAAATCTATAATGATTGAATCATAGGTAAATAAGACTATCTCTGACTTTTTATTTTTTAAATACTTTAATACTTCTTTTAAGATAGTAATATTTCTTGATGTTTCCAACCCTTGTACAAAGTAATTCATTAATTTAGAAGGATTCATACCTTTCAACTCAGTAGTGTAAGGTTTTTCACTCATTGGATTATATACTACTCCTTTTTCCTTAAACTCTTTCCAGAGAGTATCTATTAAGTCTTGTATTTTTTTAAAGAATTCTAACTTTTTTAACTCTTTTGGTATTTTACCATAAATGGCCTGGAAGTTCATCTGTTTGGCCTGTTGATATTCTTCTTTGGTGATTGATTCTTTGTTGAAGAATGTTTTGGCTAGTTGTTCGTGGGCAGAATCCTTAGTTAACGGATAGTTAAATAGATCGGCCAATAATCTTAAATGGTAACCATCAAAATCGAATTCAGTAAACCTATCATTCTTTGGATAAAAACACTTTCTGTATTGTTCTTCTTTAGGTAAGGCGGCAAAGTTTACACTATTAAACGAATTTGTAGGTCTAGAAGTACTGTTGTATAGGTTAAAACTTGTATAAACTGTGTTATCTTTGATATTAAACAAAGGATTCTTTGGTTTATAGAGTTCATTGAACTGTTTATAATCTATTCTAAGTCCGGACTGTTCTAATAAAAAGAATACTTTAGTTCCTAGGTTATTATAGAAGTCAAAACCTTTGGGAATCCCCATGTCT